CGTTGCAACTGTTATACGTGCTGATGATGTATCCCAGTCGTGCATAGTCGCAGATGGAGTATATAAGACGGATCAGGTCTTCACGGTCTTGGTCAAATCTGCTCATGCTTCACCGTCCTTCCCCCAACACGGCAACTGCACCATTGCCATTTTCATTTCTGTCTGGATAATCTCGCACCATTTTTTTAGATTGTCTGATTCTATCTGGCTGCATATTTCCGCAGGATTAATATCAAAAATCAAATCGTTTAATCGCTTTGCCGATTCGCTTGACTTTGGCGCAAACCAACATTTCTGTTCCAGTTCCTGACGGATTATCTCATCATCATTCATGCCGTCTTCGACAAGCCATTTAGTGACCATCACGGCATCGTCAAGGCTTAACATCAGCATCCGCTTCACCGTCCTCTCTCAAATTCATCTAGCAACCTCTTCACAAACTCACTGTCTGTTGATTTCAACGACTTCACAAATTCCTGATAGGCGTTTTCCCTCATTCCCTTCTCACTCCGCATGGCACGAAGCTGAAGTGCATTCTGTGCCGCCCTTATTAACTCACAGATTGCTATTATCCATATTGCTGTTTTCATTCGCTGTCCTCCTTCCGCACAAAAAACATACAGAACGCCTCGCTCAGCAGAAAGCCCCGAAACAACTCCCAGAAGTCGCACATGAACGCATTGTTAATCCATCGCTTGCCGTGCTTGCAATTCTCGCATTTGACTTCATCCTCAGGTATGCCTAGCGCATTTGCTATAACCGAACGTGATACGCTCATGTTCTGTCCTCCGCTTCTACGATGGTGTCGGCATCATTCATAATCAGCTTTACGTACTCAACAGCCGTTACGAATACTTCTCCTCCAACCTTCATGTCGTTCATGGCGTTTACAATTGCATCCGCATCCACAAGCCTGCCGTGCTTGTCGGGCAGTGCGACTAGTGGGCAATCAGATAATCGATCAACATTTTTAGCATCTTCATTTTTTCTTGTGAACATGCAGACAACACGCTCCATGTGATAACCACCCTTGCCCGCAAATCTGCATACGGCACATGAGTCAGGCATCTTCATGCCCTTCACGATGACACTCATCCTTCACCCTCCCGGTATGGTTCTGGCTTTTCCATCCATGCTATACAATCAACCATATATACATCATCAAATACCGCACTATATCCGGTTTCTGACTCATCGTCTTGATACGGATACCCGATGATCATTTCTCCCCTTGTGTCACAGCACAATACCTCAGCTTCCGGCAACCGCTCACTGCACGGAATCCAGTGCGGTTCAGGATGTGATCGCAACATATTAATAGCTTCATGAACTGCTATTCCATCATCAAGGCTCATGATAAATGGTTCTTCGCCTATGATATGTACTGCATGCTTTGCAATTTCTCCAAGGCGTTCAATAATTTCAGTCTTATCCATCATTCGCCCTCCAACCTTGCTCCGCACGAAAAACAGAAATGCAATTCTGATATATTGTCATCACAGTTTGTTGCGGAATGGCAGAACGGACACTCCACGTATCCATCCACCACATGATCTATCCACCGCCCATTCTTGCGTGGTTCGATGGTAGGTGCGTCCTGTATCATCTCAATGACCATTGCGCTTGCCCTTACCATGTGTTCCAGATTGCCATTCATCTCTGGCTTTTTCGCTATGCCACCGATGACTTCACGGAACAGTTCTTCAAGCGCATCCGCATCAATCGCTCTCATCCGATTCACCCTCTTTCTTTATCACAAACGACAAAACCAACGGACATGCCAGTGCTACCAGAACGATTTCAATCAGATCGTTCATCGGTTCTCCTTTCCTTCTCCGCAATCAAATCCGCTTTCCACTTCAACCACCCCGGCTTATCAATGCGTTCGTCTCCGTACAAGTGCATCTGTTGTTGAAAGTCGCAATCCTCAATCATGACGTTTAAGTCGTTGTCATTCAGTTCCTTCAAGTGCGGTCTGATGATATCTCGCACCAATCTCGGCATATATGTCTGCCGTCCGTGACAATAACGGATAGCGCATATGGCAAGTGTACCGAAATCGTCATTCAGAATCTTGCTCATCGGTTCTCCTTTCCTCTCTGATGCACTAATCGTCCGTCATACTCTTTCCATGTCTGATATAACGCCCATACAAGCTGATTCCGCACAAATGACGGTGCGCTCTTGCGGTATTCCTCGACCTTCTGCGCCCACTCTGGCAGTTCTGGCTCTGCGGATGGCAGTTCTTCAATCTTTTTCTTTACCGCTATCACTATTCCTTCTCCAAGCTGACCGTGCCATAAGTCGATTGCGTTATTGCAGATATCAATCGCCGCCTGTCTGTCAATCAGATCGCTCATGTTCTTTTCTCCTTTTGGCTTCTTTTGCAACACGGTCAGGATCAATACCCATATAACCAATAATCATTCCGATTGTGTTTGCTGAACCTGTCACATACTCAACATTTCCACCAGATAAGCACTGCCTCATATAAACCCGAATTAAGCACTCTATCAAATCATCTTCTTGAAATTTTCTGACATATTTTGTTATCATTTATCCACCCTCGGATCACTGTTATATCCGTATTCATCCTCATTCGGCACAAACTCATAACCGCCTCTGTGACCTGTCCTGCATCCGTCACCGTTCTGGAGATTCTGGTAATGCAACTCACCACGATCATTAATTGTCAGCATATCGTGTCGGTCATCTCCGACCTTGTGGATCAGTCCTGTCTGTCTATCACGCACGTATATATCAATCAGACTCATGCTCTGCCCTCCTGTTCCATGCATCAACAGCATTCCTTTTCAGTTTACCGACAGGTCCAGTACATATACATTCTGTGCATTCAACATATGCCCACCATTCACCATCTGATTGATACCTGTCTATATGCAAGCTGTCTGTCCTTCCGCAAAACGGACACGGCTTAAGTTCTGTTATCATCTTTCCCCTTTCCATCGAACCACCTCTCTTCACGGTCATCAGCCTCTCCTGCGGAAACCATAGCGCACATGATGCATACCCCAAAAAACGTCCCTGCCATAAACACCAGTATGTAACTCATCAGTCACCTCCCCCGCCCGCCGCACCATCGGGCAGTTTTTCAAAATGCGCAGATCAGCTGACAGTCTTTGAGACCGTTCAGTAGTTATTAAGTTATTTGGTGCGGTTAAACGGACTATGCCGTTGTTATCTGATATTTCCGACCTTGTCCCAGTTGACTATCACCGTGTAACTGTCAATTACTCCGGCTTCTTCCATATCCTTAATCCGGCGATGCACCGCCACACGGCTTCTGCTGGTCTTATCCGAAATCTCCGTCAATGTCATTCTGGCGTTGTCTGTTAGTGCTCGCAGGATGTCTTTATCCACACTGTCAAGACAATACGCTCCGTCCATGTATCTCATCTCTTCCCTCCTGTCGCTCTCCGGCTCTGGCCGTCGAGGTAGTCCATGATCACGTAGTTCGCAATCTTGTTGTTATACCGCTTGCCGAGAATGTCACCCCAGTGAACCAACGTCTCCCAGTATTTGTCTGTGTCATCCAGATGCACCGACGCATTAACGAAGTTTCCGAAATCAATCCAGAACTGGCTCGGGGGAAGGTCTGCTTCTGCAGCTGCCCATGTATTATTCTTCAAAATGGAACCTCCTCATACTCTGGAATGTTCATAAAGGTCTCTTCTCCGAAGCATTTTGATAGACGGTAAGCAGCTCCGGGATCATCCGCAGCATAAATTCGTTTGCTTGCGTCGTCATACCCACAAACCACTCCGTCAAAATCACATCTGCCTGTCAGGCGGTTTTTCGTAATCTTAATGAGTCGTTCTCCATCGTCTATATCACCATCCCTGCCATAACTCATAATGATTCCGGCAAGATTAGTTATCTCCGAGCTTCCGAGAACATCATCATTTTCGTCGTATCCGCCACCCTTCTTCTTATGGGCGATCAGCAGGATCAGAGCGTTGTACCTCTGAGCCATCCGTGCAAGTCGCTTGCAGACCAGCTCCTGACGCTCAAATTTGTCAGTGCCGTAATCCGTCAAGTCGATTGCTGTCATTAGGTTGTCGATCAGGACGAACTTGCAGCCGAATTGCTTAATATAGGTCTCGACGATGTCCAGCAGATTCTTCTGGGTCTCGACTACAACTGAAGTGTCATAGATATATGCCTGGTCTTTGTACCAGTTTCCGATGGTCTCCGTGTTCTGTGGAGACAGCTTGTATATGTCGTAATCATTGACATGCTCTGCAATCACTCTGTCGGATCCAGCGATCTGGAGATCTAACCACCGGCGGACATCGCCTTTTTTCATTTCTCCGGAATAGATAAAGCAGTTGTATCCATTCTCCAGAGCCGATTTCACGAGCATCGAACCTTCTGTCGATTTACCTTCTCCACGTTTGCCGGTAAGGATGTTCATATACCCAAACGGCAAACCGCCTGTCAGCGTCCTGTCTATCTCCCGGATTCCGGTCGGAAGTTTTTCTTCGGAGTCGCCGTCTTGGTACTCGACTTCCACCAGACGGATGACTTGTTCCAGCATTTGCGGTCTTGCGTTCTTAATTGCTGTTCTGATCGCATCCGCACCATACTTCAGGAGCAGTTCGTTTGCATCCTTGCATCCTCTGTAATCTTCAGCCCGGACTGCCAGAACCTTTGTCTCCGTATTCTGGAACCTTGCCGTGATATCCGAAAGCAATGTCATCTTGTCGTTTTCGAAATCACCGAAAACCAAGATCTCCGAGAATTGCTTCAGCCAGTTCCAGTTATGCGGTATCCATCTCATGCCGTTCTTGCCAGTCGGCACTGAGCAACAATTATTGAATCCGGCAGTCGCCACACTGAGACTATCTATCTGGCCTTCCGTAATGATGAGCCTCTGGAAGTCAACACACTGCTTGATTCCGAATAGGATTGACTGCATTCCGGCTTCGGACCATTCCTTATTGTCTCCCTTCTGGACGATGGCCCGGTACTTGATCATTGCCAGATAACCTTCTTCGTCATAGAACGGAAATACCAGGATATTATCGTCATCCTTTTTCGTCACGATTTCATATCGCTTTATGACCTCTTCCGAAATCCCTCTCTTGCCATGCAGATACTCAATCGCCGGATCCGTCGGCACAAACGGTTTATCTACCTTGAACCGCTTCCATGTATACTTCGGACGCTCATATTCCGACACATCCGTTCCCAGATCGAGACCGAAGTCTCTATGCAGCGTCCACAGGTTGCCCTTCGCTCCGCATTTCGCACGCAAGCAATTGAACACGCCTGTCTTAATATTGATTGCGAACTTTTCTTTATCTTTGGAGATGCCGCCGCAGTATGGACACTTCTGGAATACCAGCTCATCGCCTCTTGCCTTTGCGCTTATCCCCTGCTGCCGTGCGAAGTCATAACACACAGCCCTTATATCAATGTTCAGTGGTATCATCAGTATTCCTCTAACGAATCAAACCAAGAAGTATCACCTTCGTCTTCAGGTTGCTGTTTTCCTTCCGAAGGAAGGTCGCTTTCTTTTCTTTCTTTTAGTTCTTCTTTTAGTTCTTCTTTGTTTCGTACCGGTCTGCGTCCAGTCTTCGTCCCTGTCGGTGTCTTTTTTGTGTCGCTTTTGCTGTCTTGCCGAGTCTGGAAATTGTCATAATTTACAATGGTTAGAAGTGTCCCGAATGGTGTCGTGTTTATGCGTAGCATGCTGTCGCTCTCAAGTGTTTTCAGGAATTTACGCACCCGGTCCTTGCTCCAGCCCCATCGCTCCGCAAGAGATCTCACACTCACCCAGTCCTGACCACGTTTGACATTTATCAGATTTGCTCCGGTAAAGACTTTTCCATCATCATGATTTGCATCCAGGATTAAGTCTATCCACGCACGTGCCGGATCGAATGGTTTCTTGTTCCAAATCCAACTGTCACGAATCGAACGAAAAAGAAGAATCCACCCCTTACTTTTATCAG